AGTGTAATATTTCATATCTGTCATATTATTCTTTTACTGTTTTTTTTCTTATTTCATATGGTAACTCAACTTTTTCAGGCATATGTTTACCAATAGCTATACATAATCCTATGAAAGCTCTAATTGGAAACATAATAGCTGTCCATATCCATTGTGCTAATACATTCATTAGCCAGTTTTGTAGTTTATTCCACATTTTGCACCTCTTTCTTTATTTGTTATTATACACTTATTACTTGTTATTTCAACACATTCGGCAGCACCTCATGTTTTTGCCCCACCGAGTTCCGAATAAATCGAAACACGATAAAAAAATGCCCATGGCTCAGAGTCGAGCCACAGGCAATATTTGTATTGTTATGCAGATAGTTTACGAGCTTCTGCTAACAACATATCCTTCTCAGCTTTATCAACATAAATCTTATCAGTAACTGAAGTTCTTTTTGAAACAGGAACATAAGACTTACCAAAGATATGTTTATATTTCTGTTCAAGAGTATCAACAATTAGCTGTGATCTTCTACAATTTAAAGTTTGCACTTTGTTTCTGAAAATCAATGATGATAATTTACCTTTGGTAATTTCTGTACCAACATCATCTCTAACAGCTTCTCGAGTAGCTTCTTTAGTTTTGTCGAGAGAAGCATTACACATTTCGTTGTGTCTATAAAAACTGCCATAAATAGAATCAAAATTCCATTGTGCAATTCTAGACCAATCTTCATTATCAATGAAAGGTGTAATAATAGTATCAACTAAAGTATTGATACCTGTTACCATACTAGTTTCAGACTCATCTAAAACTAATTCCATATTAGCAAGTCTGCTATCTGGATCATCTCTGTAAGTTTCTTTTAATGTCGACATAATTTACTCCTTTTCGTTAGTTTGTTTGTCATTATTTAACTTATATACTGCATATGCAATCAACCCAATGACAACAGGTGATAGCAGTATACTAAAAATGGCACCTACAAAATAACATGCCATAATTAATATCGAAATACCTACAACTTTTAACAAGTTAGCTAGTTTTGACACTTTCACCTCCATAACATGTTAGTTCATTATCAATTACCATTATCTCATCAGTATTACCTACCGACTCAGCAACATCTCGCTTTATAGCCAACTCCTCAACTCTTTTAATCTTATCAGAGTCTTCTCTTATCTTAAAATAAGACATAAGCTCTGAAACTCTTTCATTACTCATAATTACCTTTCAGTTAATAGTTAATATATCCAATGTGTCACACACTGGTTACTCGAGCAGTCATCATGAGGCAAAGCTCAATGACACATACGACACAGCAGTCCCCTTTAGGGCTTGGCGCCCTTTAGGGTGCGACTGTCGTGTCCTCGCCGAAGGGTATGTTCATTGAGGCAAACTCATGATACAAGCGAGTACACCCCGTGTGTGTGAGGGGCCCATAGCGATACCGAGTAACGCAGAAAAGCGTAAAGCTTTTTGAGTAACGCAGGGGTTTTACTGGCGAAGCCAATAGCGCAGGAGGATGCCTAGAAGTTTGCTTTGCAAACTGTCAGGCGAGTCCTTAGCGAATAAAGCAGCGACCTTAGGAGCTGCGTCAAGAGAAAATCGTGTATGGGACAAAAGGGTGTCGCTTGTCGACACTCCTATTAACCGAACGGAGTGAGGGCTAAGCGACAAGGATCGTTACCCGAAGGGACAAGACCGAAGGGCTTGGGGGCGAAGCCCTAGAGCCTGTAAGTCGCCCATACAAGATATAGTATTGTGCGTAGCAACAAACACAAGAGAGCTAATATAATGCTTGACAAGGAGGAATCCTACCCTTACGAACAGTTAGGGGTAGAATAATAAAAGCGTTATATGAGCGAACTAACAGAGAAACAAAAGAAGCTAGTAGATACCATCGTAACAACTGGATGTAGTATCAAGGATGCAGCTAAAACAGCAGGATATTCAAGCAAAGGAAGCGAAGAAGCAGGTCGTGTAAGTGCTTCTCGCACACTACGACTCCCAAAAGTACAGACCTATATGCAACAAGCAATAGCACGTACTTTAGGATTAGGAGCAGTGAGTGCGAGTAGGAAACTTATAGACCTGTCTAGTGGAGCTAGGTCAGAGTACGTACAACTTGAAGCAAGTAGGGACATACTCGACAGAGTAGGACTAAGAGCTCCAGACAAGGTAGCACATAATATCCAAGGGGACATTAAGATTAACATCGACCTTTCTTAAAAAGTGACGGTACAGCGTACCGACTTTGCCCCACTCGGAACGAGGGGGTGGGGGCAAAAACGCCATCGTCTAGATGACTAGTGATGTTACACACACAACAGGGTTGATTTTAAGCACACACTAAGGTAATCGTTAAACATGGCTAAGAAAAAGTTTGACGTCAATAAGGTTGCCCATGAAACAAGGGCGAAATACAAAAGGACTAGTATATCTAGTCGAAAGCCTAAAAAAAGTTCAATGAACAAGGCTAAGAAAAGGGATTTTAAAAAATATAATCGGCAAGGCAGGTAAGTGCGTTTTATTTTTTTTTACCCAAAGGTAAAGTTTATTTATGGTTGCTAAAGTATATCAAAATCCCAAAGGTGGTTTAAATGCTAGAGGTAGAGCTTTCTTCAAAAGAAAAGAAGGTTCTAATTTAAAAGCTCCTGTTAAAAAAGGAACTAATCCTCGTAGAATATCATTTGCTGCAAGGTTTGCAGGAATGAAAGGCCCAATGAAAGATGAGAAAGGTAGACCTACTAGAAAAGCATTAGCATTAAAAGCATGGGGATTTGGTTCGGTAGCTGCTGCAAGAAACTTCGCAAATAAAAATAAAAAATCATAGGAGAGAAATGAGTACTGTAAACAAAGCAGGTAACTATACGAAACCTGGTCTAAGAAAAAGATTATTTAATCAAATTAAATCATCAGCAACACATGGAACTAAAGCTGGACAATGGTCAGCTAGAAAAGCCCAATTACTTGCTAAGAAATATAAAGCTTCTGGTGGTGGATATAAATAATGGCATTAGCTAAATCTCAAAAGAGTTTAAAAGCATGGGGAAAACAAAAATGGAGAACCAAGTCTGGTAAGAAATCTTCTGAAACAGGAGAAAGATATTTACCAGAAAATGCTATTAAATCTTTGAGTGCATCTGAATATGCAAGAACAACTGCTGCCAAAAGAAAAGGCAAAGCTTCTGGAAAACAATTTGTTAAACAACCAAAAAGCATTGCTGCTAAAGTAAGAAGATTTAGATAAATGAATTATATATGTAAAATATGGAGGGATGATACCCTCAAAAAAGAAATATTGTTTTCTGCAAATAATGATGTTATAGCTATGCAGAAATGTAGTGCTGCTATTCCAGATGGATGTAGAGCTACATATTATGAAATAACAGAGGAGGAAAAAAAATGCCTTACGGAAAAGGAACTTACGGTTCAAAAAGAGGAAGACCTGCAAATAAAAGCGGAATGACGGCAAAGCAAAAAACTTTACCTACAGCTCTTAAAAAAAAGATAATGGCAGCCAAAAAGAAAAAATAGTGGCTACCAAAGAAGAAAAAATTTGGATGGACAAAGTAGCTGAGTTAGGTTGCTTTGTCTGCCAAAGACCAGCAACATTACATCATATAAGAAACAATGGTACAGGTAATGTAGGTATTGGTAAAAGAAGTTCACACTTTGAAGTAATTCCATTATGCTATGAGCATCATCAAGGTAATACTGGTATACATATGGATAAAAAAAATTTTGAAAACAAATATGGTACAGAAAAACAAATACTAGATATTGTTAGAGAAAAAGTTATAGAACAAGACGAGTTAAGTAGTATTAATTTTTTATGAGTTTTTTAAATAATTTATCATTAAAAGATAGAAGAAGATTAAGAACAATAGTTAAGAACACACATCTTAAACATTATCCTACACATATGATTACTGATTATGAAGCTGATAAATTAGTAGAAGCTTTTGGAGAAGAAACTATCTACAAACTGCTTAAAGCAAATGTAGGTACTAATGTCGATTAACTTTCAATACAAACCAGAAGGCGATACTCTAAAAAAGTTTATGAAGTCTGATGACTTCTTTAGAGGTTTACGAGGGCCAGTAGGTTCTGGTAAATCTGTATCTTGTTGTATAGAAATATTTAGACGAGCATTGTTGCAAGAAAAAAATGCACAAGGTGTTCGTAAATCTAGATGGGCAGTAATAAGAAATACAAATCCCCAGTTAAGAACTACAACAATTAAAACTTGGTTAGATTGGTTTCCAGAAGATACTTGGGGTAACTTTGCTTGGTCAGTACCTTATACTCATAAAATACAAAGAGGTGATATAGATTTAGAAGTTATATTTTTAGCTCTTGATAGACCAGAAGATGTTAAAAAACTATTATCTCTTGAGCTTACAGGTGTATGGGTAAATGAAGCTAGAGAAATACCTAAGTCTATTATAGATGCTTGTACTATGAGGGTAGGTAGATTTCCATCTATGAGAGATGGTGGTGCTACTTGGTATGGAGTTATTGCAGATACCAATGCACCAGAAGAAGATCATTGGTGGCCTATAATGGCAGGTGATGTACCTGTACCAGATCATATATCTCGTGATGAAGCTTTAATGTTAATTAAACCAGACAACTGGAGTTTTCATACACAACCATCTGCTTTGATTGAAAAGAAAAACAAAGAAGGTTTTACAGAAGAATATATACCAAACGATAATGCAGAAAATAAAAAAAACTTAACACCTAAATATTATCCTAATATTATTAGAGGTAAAACAAAAGGATGGATAGATGTTTATGTTTTAAACAAACTCGGTAGCATAGAAGAAGGTAAACCAGTATATCCAAACTTCAAACAAGAAATACATATATCTGCAGAAACATTAAAACCATCTATTAACCAAACTTTGTTTATAGGTATTGACTTTGGATTAACACCTGCTGCTGTCTTTGGACAAAGAACAGCATTGGGTAGATGGAATATATTAAACGAGCTTGTATGTTTTGATATGGGTGTAATGAGGTTTTCTGAATTACTTAGAGGAGAGATAGCAAAAAATTATAATAACTATGATGTACAAATATTTGGAGATCCTGCTGGTGATTTTAGATCACAGACAGACGAAAGAACTCCTTTTTCTATTATGAGAAACTATGGATTAAAAGCTGTACCTGCACCATCTAATGATGTTGCTCTTAGAATAGAATCTGTAGATACAGCTTTACAAAGACTTATAGATGGCAAAGCAGGATTCTTAATAGATCCACAATGTCTAAATTTAAAAAAAGGATTTAATGGTGGTTATCATTATAGAAGACTTCAAACATCTGGAGATCGTTATGATGAAAAACCATATAAGAATAGATATTCTCACGTTCATGATGCTTTGCAATATTTAATGATGGGTGCTGGAGAAGGTAGAACATTACTAGCAGGTAGATCACAATCACAACCAACTGTTGCTAAAAAAGAATGGGATGTATTTGCTGGACAAAAAACAAAAAAAAGAAAAGTATGGGATCTGTTCAAGAGGAATGGTTAGTCTACTTTCATAGTAGAGGAACTCAAAGATATGCTAAATGGATATGGTGGTGGAAACCTCCACATGGATTTAATCATTGTGGAGCCTTAAAATTTATACCAAGTTTAGATGTTTGGGAACATCTTGAGTTTACTCATGCAGGTATTAAGACAAGCTATCTAACTAAACAAGAGTCAGAAAACTTTTTAAATTACTTGTATGACTTTGAAGTATTAGTATGTCCAGTAAAAGATGATTGGCATTTATTTAGAATAAAAGAATTAAGCTGCGTATCATTTGTTATGAGATTAATAGGTTTTTATAAATGGTATATTATTACTCCATGGCAATTATATTGTGCGTTGCGAAAAGCAGGATATAAGAGATTTTGGAATAAATCAGGTTAAAAAAGGAATTTTTTCTATGAGTGGTGATCCAGGAACTTCAAATAATAGTGGTGGTAAAGATACCAACACACCATTTGGTACAGCATCAAGCACAAAAACAAAAACTAAATTTGGTTATACAAAACCTAAAAGTAAAGTAAAATCATATATAGAAACAGGTGGAGCTGTAGGTGCAGTTACTAAACCTATTCGTAAAAAAACAGAAGATGTTAATAGAAAATTTTATGAAGAAAAAGTTGTACCTAGTGGAAAAAGTAAAGCACCAGATTATGAAACCTATATGAAAGATAGGTTAGCTGGGAAAACAGATGCTTATGGTAATTTGAGTCCAGGATATAGACTAGAAACTATTAAAGTAAGAAAAGCAGATGGTACAATGACAACTAAAGAAGTAATTATGGGTGGAAACGATAAGGGTGGGAAAACTAAAACAACAAAACAAATAGAAGCTGAAAATGTTGTTGTACAAGAAGAAGAAGATAAAGCTCAAGCAGAACAACTTGAAACTTATAAAAAAAAAAGATTATCAATAACATCATCTAGGTCTTTGTTTGCTAGACCTGGAGGTAGAGGATTCTTTTATTAATGGACTATTTAAATAACTCAGAAATTAATTACGGTACAGAAGATAAAGCATCTGAAGTTTTAAAAAAATATAAAGAAGCTCAAAGTATAAAAGATTATTGGAAAGATAAATTTGAAGAAGCATATGAATACTGTCTTCCAAATAGAGAATCATTTTATGAAGAAGCTCCTGGACAAAAAAGAACTGATAAGATTTTTGATGAAACTGCTGTAGTTGGTGTACAAGAATTTGCATCAAGACTTCAAGCAGGTATAACTCCTACGTTTGCTAGGTGGGCAGATTTTCAAGCTGGATCAGAAATACCAGCAGAACAAAAAGCAAGTATTAATTTAGAGCTAGATAAAATTACAGATTATGTTTTTCAACTATTACAACAATCAAACTTTAATCAAGAAATACATGAATCATTTATGGATCTTGCAATTGGTACAGGAGTTATGCTTGTTGAAGAAGGAGATGCAATAACTCCAATTAAATTTACAGCAGTACCATTAACTAGAGTTTGTTTAAACACAGGCCCAGATGGTACAATAGATTCTGTTTACAGAACTAGATATTGTAAACCACACGAAATAAAAATTTTATATCCTAAAGCAAAATTACCAGAAAATTTTGACCCATTAAGAATTAAAAATAAAATTAAAATTGTTGAAGCAGTATATAAAATACATGAAGAAAATAATGAAAAATATAAAATGTGTATTGTTATGGAAGACCCAAAACATATTTTATATGAAGAAATATTTGAAGGAGAAGGATCAAATCCATATTTAGTATTTAGATGGAATAAAGCATCTGGTGAAGTATATGGTAGAGGGCCAGTATTTAATGCTATGTCAGCAATTAAAACTTGTAATCTTACAATAGAATTAATTTTACAAAATGCTCAAATGTCTGTGTCTGGTGTTTATACTTATGAAGATGATGGTGTAATTAATCCAGATAATATTTCATTAGTACCTGGATCTTTAATTCCAGTAGCTCCTGGATCTAGAGGATTAAGTCCTATACCTTCTGCATCTAATTTTGATGTAGCTCAATTAGTATTAAATGATATGAGGCAAAATATTAAAAAAGCTTTATACATGGAAGCTCTTGGTAGACCAGAAGGAACTCCAATGACAGCTACTGAAGTTTCTGAAAGAATGGCAGATTTATCAAGACAAATTGGTTCTTCTTTTGGTAGACTACAATCTGAATTAATAACTCCATTGTTAAAAAGAATAATTAGAATTTTATCTAAACAAGGTAGAATAGACATCCCTAAAGTAAACGGTAGGGAAGTTAAAATAGCTCCAAGATCACCTTTAGCACAAGCTCAACATTTACAAGATGTTGCAGATGTAACTAGATTTAATGAAATTATTGGAGCTACATTTGGCCCACAAATGGTTAATCTAATTG